ACATAATTGAAGTTATAATTATTGTTCTTATATTTTTCCGACATATTCTCATACCAAGCACGATCACTTTCATAAGAATTTACAATTAGGTTTTTATTTTCATCTACAAACTTTTTAAACACAGAAGAGCTACCATCGCCTGTACCGATTTCTAAACAAAGATTTTCATTGTCGTAATTTAATTTACTTAATTCGCTAATTAAATATTTTTGATGTGTATAGTACGCACTCATATTTTTTCTTTTATTTTATTTGTTAATTATTTTCTCCAAGACGTATACCATAAATGCATGGCATATGTTACTTCATTAATATATTGATATGTTCTCTTTCTATTTACTTCATTATCTTCTTCTATTTCATGTCTTATACTAGGTGGAACTGGATAGTGAAATTGTCTTGGGAATATAATATTTTTTTCATTTGGATTTTCAGTAACATATCTATAAAACAAATCAGTTAATAGGTGTGCTCCCGTTAATTTAAGAGGGTCACCTACTATAACTGTTTCATTCTTCTTTATGCGATTAATCATCTCTAAAATGAGGTTATGTTTAGGCTTACATCCCATCATACCGTTATATACCTCTGGAAAACTAGAATATCCTGTTCCCGCAAAAAAATCTAGGTAGACTAAATCATCGAACGGTTTAATACATTCAAAATCAGTATCGATATATACTCCACCGAATTCATATAATATTTCATACCTTAATATGTCGGATTTTATTCCATAATTATTAGTACTATTGAAATGGTCAATATTTACTAATTTTAAATCTTTTATGTCTGAATCCTGCCATAGTTTATACTCCCAATCTGGATTTTTTTCTTTCCAAGTATTCGCAATTCTTCGATATTTTTCTGGAAATTCACTACCTAACCAGACTTGATGAAACTTTTTCGGAATCGTGTTTAATTTTACACCATAATATTTTTCATAATAATCAGTATATAGTCCATCCAAGACTGCCCAATTATCGTCCTCATTTACATTATTCCCATTATATTCTTTGAATCTGCTCATAATTAATTTCTTTTAATATAAAATGCATCACCCCATTCGTATGGTGTCATATATGTTTCTATTCTAACAAACCCGTATTTAGCTAGATATTCATCAATATCAACCATTTGAGTACAATTCTCATATATTTCAGCAACATTAACTTCAGTTAAAATGTAATCGAAATTACTAATGAGTTCTCCAAAACTTTCAAAAACCTGTAATTCAGTGCCCTGAACGTCAACATTTAACATATTATATTCACTAATATCAATATTGTTTTGTGGGATAAACTCGTCCATCCTAATAAAATCAACAATTTTATCTTCCACATAAGATACATGTGGGTGATACTTCTTATGTAATTTAAGGTCTAATATTGATGAACTTGCACCCCCCATTGCTTGATATATGTAATGGCATTTTTTTCGTTTCATTGAAGATACCAATATTAAATGCGGTGTGATTAGGAAATTCTTTAATGTTATTCATTAGTTTATTGTAGGAATCTACAATAGGTTCAAACCATATAACTTTATCAAATCCGTTTTCCCTATACCAGAACCTCTCTTCTCCAACATTACCGCCAATATGTATTGCGCCCTTCTTTATGTTGATTAATTTCTCAAAATTTGTTGATATCATCTTTTTATATTAAATAATCTTTATATTCTGTTCTAATAATTTCATTGTTTGATGTTGACCTTTTCTTAATGAATGAATATTCTGGAGAAACGAAAAACGTATCCCAAGTACTTCCCCAATTTAAATAAGTATTTCTATCATCATCGAATTTATCAATAATAATATTCGCCCCCATACTTGCGGATATTAAAAAAAACACATCGCTTTCATTATCTGAAATAGCTTTCATTTCCGTTATTATCCTATCCTTCTCTAAATAACAATTCTTTATTGGGACTTCTATATATCTAAAACTAAAAAACCTGTTTAACTCTCGTAAATATGCAGGTCCTACCACAACCACGTTCTTTTCCTTTAACACGTTTAATAGTTCGATATATTTATCGGAATCTTGTTCATGTGCAATCCTAATAAAATCAGTGTTAAGTAAAACTAAATTAGGATTCATTATTTTTAATTTATCGATAGTATTTCGAACCAATCCTAAATTTTTATACCAATAATCAAAACTTTCAATTATATTGTCATCAGAATATCCATACTTTAGTAATATTTCCAATAATTCTTTTCCCATTTCAGGGAAATATTGATGTCCATCACAATTTCCAGCATTCGGTCTACTACCATCAATAGCATTCAGTTCACCATCATTAAATCTAAGGTATCTAAAATGTTCATTTTTTACGATTTTATCATAAAAAAAACTAAATGGTTTTGTATAGAAAATGTCCATATTTATTCAAATATTAATCTTTCTGTTGTTCTAATACCCCCACTGAAAAAGCCTTTAGGTGATAATGCGGCTTCTTGCGGTATTGTTTTATATTTTAATTTCGAGTTTTTAAAGAGTGCATAGTTTGCTGATAATTGATCTCTATGGGAGTTTTCATATATTTCATCCCACCAAGTTTCAAAGAATTTAATAGTTCTTTGGTTATTTTTAAATAATAGAATACCTGTCGCAAATAAACCATTATCATATTTATATTTTTCTTTTTTATATTTTTCCTTAATCTTTTCAATCATTTCGGGAGTTTCTAAATTTCCATATAGAATACGACTATATTCTTCTTCAATACTATTAGCATCATTATGTTTCATAAACATAAAATCATCATCACCTAATTCAGCTAAATAATCATCAAGATCACAATTAATTATAATCCTACTATCTTTCCATATCAAATATTCATAACTTGATAAGTATTTGAAGAAATTCGTTTTAAAATGCCTTGCTAGTTTATAATTATCCTTTATTGTACTTCCTGAATTAATGATTTTAATGATTTTCCAGAAATCAGACTCTAACTCATTATTATCACTATAACAAATATAATCCCAATCGTCTTTTTTACCTTTAGCCGACTCACCAACACTATCATAATTCCCTATTGATGATGTAAAAATACATTTCTTATTTTGTGTTAGTTTAATATTAGGTGGGGGAATTTTATTACACTTATTACTATTAAATGTTGAATTTACGTGAGTTAGCCCATCATTTCCAACCTCCTTCCAATAATTAGCTGCATCTAAGCTTTGTATATCCCGAATATTATTTCCGAACATTTCTCTTGTTTTTTCCTTATAATGAATTATTGGAGAACTATATGTTAGTGCTATCTTTTTTCCTACTTTATTTACGTGGGCGAATATAAAATCATCACCACCAAAAATTCTTAACGTTGAGGGTATTTTTACATAAAGTTCCTTTCTTATTGAATAGTCCCATCCTTGTGATAATGGAGGGGATAGAACCTCATAACTTAAATTACTATCGGCTTTAGTATATTTTTCATTGTTTGTTACGTGAATAACAATACCCACTTCGCTTTCAATACTAAAAATTTTAATTATGTCATCAATAAAGTTATTTGTAAGTCTAGTATCGTTGTTTAGGTAACATAAAATATCACTGTTACAAATACTATAAAAATAATTCCAAACTTTATTTAAATCAACATTGGTTTTATTTCTAATAACCGTAATTCCTGAAAGATTATCTAATTCCTTTAAATAATCTTTAGTTCCTCTTTCATTTGAGTTTTGATCAACTACCCATAATTGAAAATTATTATTTATTTGTTTTGACAAATCACTTACACAATTTCTCGTATATTCTAAATTATTATAGTTAACAATTAAAACCCCAACCACTAGATTATTATTTTTATTATAGTTCATATCATATTTTTTATAACTTTTCTTAGGATTAACATAATTTCCACTAACATCGATAGGAACAGGTTTAGCTGTTCTTCTTATGCTTCGTTCCGAACCAGTTTTTGCAGGAGGAACAAATGCAACTTTATTTAATCTTCTTCTGTCTCTATCATTCATAATAATATATTTTAAAACTTATGCTTATTTCTAATAGCATTTATAGCATCAATCTCACTATTATCATTTGAAGTGATGCCTCTATCTAAGTAATACGCAAAAAAAGTTAAATTCTTGATTAATTTACCAATATTTCCTTCTTTAACAATTCTTAACCACAAATCCCAATCTTGTAATCTTAATAATTTTTCATCAAACATTGGAAATACGTCTCTCCTAACTAAACTCATAGTTGAAATATAATTACCTCTTTTTAAAGCTTCAGCATTGAATTCAATATTAGGAATTTCAAAATTACCATGAATAGGATGGGTTTCTGGATGAAGCACAATACCGTGATAACCAGTATATGCGAATGCAAGATTTGAATCATTACTTAAAGCATTATATAACTTCAATATATAATTTGCTGGCAATAATATGTCATCATCACAGAAAAAGACATATGGTTGTGTTGATTTCTTAAATCCAGCATTCCTTTTTTCAGGAGCACTACCTTCATTATCATTTACGATAATTTCATTAACATTATTTGCTTCAAGTAATGGTAATACCATATTTTCAAAAAACTCTCTACGGTTTTTACTTAATGGTACAATAACACTAACAGGTAACCCACCTTCTATTTTATCTACTTTAATCATATTTAATATTTAATTCTTTCATTGTTGTTTGTTCAGCATTAACGAACAACTCATTATTTTTTATATTTAATTCCTTATGATATTTCACAACCTCATTACGCATGGAATCATAAATACTATCATATTCCCCATCGAGTATATTATATATAATATCTTCTAGTTCAAACAAATTCGAATACGTTAAACAATTAACCTCATTAATTAAGCCGTATTCAGTATTTTGGTTCTTATGTATTATTGGTATTGTCCCACAAAACATAGCTTCAATAAAATTATGACATAAAGGCATCGCAACTCCAGCTAAAGCTATAAAATACTTAAACTTAGATAAATACCCTAACCATTCCTTATCATCAATACTAGCAACGTTCGTATCTATCAACACTAACCCATTACCATTATATGATGTATTGTTAAGTACTAATTCATTATCCTTTAATTTATTTAAATTAGTGCTTAAATAAGTAAATACTTGATGCCTATTCTGAATTTTGAAGAAGTTATTAAAAATAGGTGAACGATAATGATCTGTACTTGCATTTCCAACGAAACAAACATCCATGTTTTTTTCAGTTGAATGATGATCTATTAAATGTTGTTTGTTTTTGTAAACATTTGGATGCATTGGATATGGTTTAAGACTATCTGAGTCTAAATTAGAATAATAATCATATTTTATATGTATATAATCATTATATGACTTCTCATGTTTTCTAATAAAATCAATATTGTCTGAAACTAATATCTCATCCTTTGATGATAAAGGTATACTGTTAATAATCTCAATATTATTAATATAATCAATATATGCACCATACTTATCGAGATGCTTATAATTTATATTCTCAAATATTTTTACAGTATTTTTATTATTGTCGCTAAAACTATTAACGATATCAAAGAAATATCTATCAACTAATCCCGTTATTAGAATATTATAGATCATAATTCGTAATATTTTATTGGTAATTCATCTTTATATTTTTCAACTAATTGTTTTCTATTTTCTTCCCATTGTTGATTTGTCATTCCAACAGATTCATGTAAAACATGTATATCTGACGTTACGCCAATATTAAGCCCATCTAAATAATTTGGAATACACCAGCTTAAATCATATAAATGAAATCCTTTAAACTCTTCATCGAATTTATGTTCTAGAACACTACAATCTGCTGCCATGAATAAACCATCAATTAAAACAACAGGAGTAATCTCACCTCTTTTCATTTCAGAATATGTATTCATCCAAGTCTTCTGACCATCAGTATGTGATACCCTACCACACATTTTCGATCTATCTTCCCACCACATACCACTTTTAGGTAATAACGTACTTCCAGCAACTCCTAATATGTGATAATCTGTATTGTTAAATTTAGTTAACAATAATCTACCCCAGTTATTCGTTAAGTAATGTATATCATTATGACAGAACACCATAATGACATTCTCAGTACTATAATCATCTATAGCTTTATTATAAACTTCTGGTAGGCTATATTCGTTAAAATTAGGATAACAAATAACTTGATGTTCACATCCTATAGTATTCTTTACGTGTTTAATAAACTTATCATTCTCTTCTTCACTTAAATGTGAGGAAAATACTACAACTATTTTATTTTTTTTCATAATTAATTAATATTAGAGGTAAAGCTACTAATATTAATTAAGAAAGGCAAGTGTTTATTTTTTCAATGACTTCTTTTTCTTTTTCTTCTCCCTCATTGTTTTAGGCATAACCAATTCCATTTCTTTAGGAACTGCACCAAGTGCCCTCATATCCTTAAATAATTCTAAAGCTGATGTCATTCCAATCCTTTGTATTTCGTCAACATCAAATCCATTAGCTCTCATATCATCCATAAATGACATTTGAGCTGCTTCAATTTTTCCATCATATCTGAATACTTGCTTAGATGATGTTCTCGCATAGTAAGGTACGCCTCTTTCCTTTGCATCATTCATAACGGCTTTAGGTTTCTCACCCGACACCAATAAACAACTATTAGTATTATATTTCATAGCTTCTCCAGCCCCGCCTATTTTATAGTTAAAAGCGTTAACTCTTATGGATTGTTGACGTTGCACATCATAATTCAAATGTTCATGAATTTTAAGATTGACTACTTTAGCTTGTTGTTCTGCTTTTTTTCTTAAACTAGGTAATACTTCTTCCATAACCCAATCACGGAATTCTAACGCTTTAGGTCTATTTGAACGTGCTGCTAATTTATAAAGTCCTGATTCTGAAATTAAAGTCATTGATGGTGAGTGTTTTGCAGAACTTAATACACTAGCTGTATTAAGTTCATTGAAATATTTTTCGTCTTGACTTTTTTTAAAAACTATATAATCATCCCCTTTTTTTAAACTAGCATTTGTTATTTCCCGACTCATGTTAGTAAATCCTAGTCGTTCTTTAATCTCAAAACCTAAAAGCCAGAGTTTATTATTTTTACCTTCAGCTAATGTTAAATTTCCAAAAATGCCGTCATTAATTTGTTTAATCACATCACTATATTTCATATCATTTTTTTATTTTTTTACAAAGATATTATTTTAAATTAAAAAAACTAATTATTTATTCATATGATTATTTAAAATAGCTTCATAATCAGCTTTAACTTTCTGGAATGGAAATGGTATACGAACTATAGCACCTTCAGGTATTTCCCATTCATTAATATATTCTGGATTCGCATATAAAATGAAAAAATCATAGAACGGTGAACCGTAATATTTTTGAGATGTTTTATCCAATCTCATATAATTATTGTTCCAGCTAATATACTTATCACTAGGGTTGACAGGTAAGTTAACATACGGCATACTTTCTACAGTACCATCAGTATTTTTTAATATTGCATATCTATCGTACATAATTACTTAGTTTCTGTTGGATATTTCTTATTATATAGTAAATCAGCCTCGTCTTGAAGTTGTTTTGATTTATAACTACTCTGGCTTAAAGCTGTATAATATGGTTTTTTATATAAACCTTCTCTACTAAAGCTTGAATTAGCATAGTAATTGAAAGAAACAGCATTTTGTAGAGCATCGATAGGTCCTTTTAATGATTGTCCACCAATTATTTTAGTATTTAATGTTACTTTAGCTAACATAGGTTGCATACCAAACCCTTCAGGATTCATATCCCAAGTAGTATCAACATAATCAATATTTAAACTTTCAATAATAAGTTTAGTATACATGAAATCACCAATTCTTAATATACATATTGGTTGTCTACCAAAAACTGAATTCCTACTTCTTACAATACCATTTTCATCTACTTTGTTATCATATCTTATTGCAGCACCTTGTCTTGTACACTGTTGTAAGAATGTTAATCTTTTATGGAAATCCTCTGGTGTTTGTGAATGAAATGCAGGATAAAGATGATTACCAGTTATTGATTCGAAACCATTAAGTATTGCAGTTTCAGGTTCTAATCTCTCATTCATAACACCTTCATTTATTCTATTCCTAGCAGTATTAATTTTTTGTTGTAATGATTCTCTTTCTTCAAGTAGTTTTTTCTTATCGTTTTCTTGATCGCTAGTTAATATTTTTTCCTTCTTACCCTTACTTACATCATTTTTACTAAAATAAATCGTAGCATATCTATCTTGTTTTGCTGTAAGTGTTGCTATCGAGTCTAGAGTATCGGTACTTTCATCAGCACCATTACTACCAATACTTGAAATGTTGATATCTATTTTCATTTTTTCAGCAGTCTCACCATAAAATGTTTTTAATTTCTGTTCGATAAATGCTCTTGCTGCTTCAGCTCTCCTCGTACCAATATCTTCATTATATGAATTACCCTTATCAATATCATTATCTTTAGATGGTGTATATAGTTTTGTTGCAGCACCTATTATGTCGATTTTATAATATTCTCTAGTATCTTTATTATCGAAATAATCTTTAATCATCTTATTAATTACAACAGTACCATATGCATCCGTTGTTGCTGTTGTAGTATATTGTGAATATAAAGGTTCACCAGCATCGAATGTATAATAGTTCTTACCATCTATATTTACATCCACAGTAGTTAAACCACTAGCATAATATATTGATTGATTTAATCCATATGAACCATTATCACTCGATAATATATCTTTAGCTATTTCATATTTTAATTCAAACATATCATCAATAGCAGAATTTATGTTAGTTTTTGGTTCGTCATTAGGAAAATAAATATTTATATTATTACTTGCTAATAATTCAGGTTCTGAATAATCCTCACCAACATAATCCTTTAATTGTTCATCAATTTCTTTAATTCTTAACTGACTATCTCTAATATCTTCAACACTATCACGTTTAGTAGTAGTTCCAAAAGCAAAGAATTCAGCAATTTCTTTATTTGTATTTAATTCACTTAATCTATCGGTGTAATCGATAAGCATAGTAAAGTTAATTGTTGCACTTCTTTCAGAATTTTGATAATTATACATAGGTTCACCTCTACCAACCATTACGGTTGATTCATATTTAGCCGTAGAAGTTTCATTTATTTCGATAGCATATGGTGGAAACCACATTATACGTCCGTTGAAAGGACCGACCTCACAAACAGGTATTTCAGTACCCATTTCATCATCAATAATTCCAGCACCTTCTTTATTATCGATAACCCTAACAGCTAGATTTTCTAAACTAAACATCATATTGCTATTATCAACATCGCCATTTTTATTTAATGTTGGATGAAATTTAGGTATTACAGACTTATTAATGACGGAATCATTACTTCCAGCACTTTTATAAATATTATTACCGTTGAATCTAATAGCTTTATTGAAATTATTATATGGGTCTATAATATTATGTTGTCTAATACCCTTTTCACCCGCAATTCCCTTAAATGCTGTTGAAGGTGCTACCCAAATAGCACTACCGTTAAAACTTACATTATTTTTATCGTTATTAAATACTTTTCTTGTTAAATCACCTACTCTACCTTCAGTTGCAGTAACTAAATTCCTTGTATATTCTAATAGACCTGTCTTAACATTAAAATCTTCACTAAGATTATCAGTGTCTCTACCCCAAACAATTTGATTTTCATTGCTTTCAGTTCCATCGTCTAACCATGAATTATTATCATAATTAATATCTTTTTTTGGTGTATTATATTTATATGTACTACCCCAATTACTTTCAATAATATCAATACTAGGCGGTGCATATGAATAATTTGTATATTCATCTACCATAGATAAAGCCATTGATTTATTTGCTGTTCCAACACCATCTAGCGTTAACAATGAAGAATATTGTTCCTTATTATAAGTAAAAAATGTTTTATCTACTACTTTTAGGATTGTATTTTTATCTGTAATCGGAACATCACTATTTTTTGCAGCTTTATAATAAGCAATATTGGCTTGATCATTTTCTGGTTTATATATATTTCTATTAATTGAATTAAATAATGTACTTAATTGACCTTTACCAGTATTTTCTAAATAATCAGAATTCTTACTAAATCTACCAAATTTATTTACAGGATAATAATTAAGTGTTTTTTCTATAAAATTTAAAAATGTAGTATCACCACTTTTAGTAGTGATTGAATAATCTATTTGTTTTGTAAAAAGATTTGGATTTGGATCATTATATGATGGACTTTTATTTATTATTGGAGCATTCTCTTGTAATATACTTGATGAAGCATTATACACTAATTGTTTTCCTAGCATAGTTAATCCAATTCTACTTAACATTGATTCATTCTCAATCAATCTACCATAGACAGTATTCTTTAAATTGAATGATTTAAATGGTGTTACAGCATTAACTATACTAGATAATGAATTTATAACTCTTTCATTAATCTTACCACTAGACTCAGAATATTCCGTATCGGGTGTATATAAATTACGAACAACTAAGTCTTCTCTTAAATTGGTAGACGTAGTTAACAATCTTGATGGTGTATATTTAGTATCAGCCATTAATTATTATGCTTTTAGATAAATACTTTCAATTTTATTTATAATAATTTGGTTAGATCAATAAATTTAACTATTTTTACATTGCCTAACTATACCCCAACACATAATTGCTAATCTTATTATTTATCCTAAACTTAAACTTGGGATATCATTAAACTAAAAAATTTAAGATTGAACTTTAAAAAAAATCAAAAAAATGAAAATTTTACCTATTAATATAACTATAACTCTAGATTGAATTTTTTTCTTTGAATAAAGAAAACATAGCTATCCTATAAATAAATTTTGTAATTTTGTTTTTCCATTTGTGAATGAAAGAAAGAAGTTGAAAGATTATTATCAAGTATTCGTAGAATGCTTTTAATTAGATTTCGTTGAACTTCGTCAAAGTTATAAAGAATTTTTGACACATACAAGCAAATTTAAGTTCACTTATTTAGTTCTTCTTCCTTTTTGAACATCAACCGTCACATTAGCAGCAGTTTCTGGTCTGAAAACTTTTTTCATAAATTTATCACCATCAATATTTAATGTAATATCACTAACAATAGCTATTTTTTGGTCATCGAACTGAACTCTAAGTGGTTTTTTCAATAAATTAGCTAATTCTGAGATAATATTACTTTTACTCATATTAATATTGCTTATTGATGAAACCATTCCTTCAATAGCAGCAAAGTCTTCTCTATTACCTGATAGAACTATACCAATTTGTTTAAATGCTTCACCAACTTTACCAACACCTTCAGCATGATCACCAATAATACCAAGTGTCTTATCTAAAGATTTAAATCCTCCTAACATACCACCTAAAAATCCTAAAGTTCCTGTAGTTGCCATTGCAAGATTAATCGCTCCAATTCCCAATGCTACTTGTGTTAATTCCCAACCAGCACCTTTGCTTGATTGAACTAAACTAGAAAGACCTTCACTCATTTTACCAATACCTAATGCAGCTAACCTAATACCAGCACCAATTCCAACAGCTACAGCACCAATTGCTAGTAAACCACCTGTAGTTACAGTTGCTGTCGCACCTAATATAGCTAAAGGTATTGTTATAGCTGCAATAGCACCTGCCATTGCCCATAATGTATTAGGTAATTCAGCTATTTGAGTTTCATCTAACTTAGCCATACTATCAGCTAATTTAGATATACCAACAGCAGCTAAACCAATACCAGCACCTACACCTAATGCGGCAACACCTACACCTGCACCGCCTTTAAATGAACCCTTACCAAATTTCCTTCTTTTTGTAACGGCATCTCCAATACCATTACCTCTACTTCTTCCAATTCTCCCAGCAATACCGCTAACACTAGCGCCTACTAATCCCAAAACTCCTTTTAATGCCATAGCACCTGCAAGCATAAAACCGCCAGTTTTCCATAAATTACCGCTGACTTTTTCTAAACTAAAATTTTGAAGTTTCTCAGCCCAATCACTAATTACTGGTCTTAGAGTATCTAAGAAAGAATCAACACCCTTTAATAATGGTAGTAGTACTGATTTAAATTCTAATATTGTATTTTTAAATGCTTCATCAAAACTTTGTGCTTCTTCAGCTCTTGCTTTTAATCTTACTGATTCACTCTCTAATGTTTTACGTTGTGCTTCAGTTAAATCCCTAATATCAACAGTACTATCATTTACTGCAATTTGAAATCTACCAGTTTGTTTATTTAATTGAGCGGCATTTGCTATATATTCACTTAAATCTTCACTTAAATTTAATCCTCTTAATTGACTCCCGATTCTATCTAAAACGAATCTTCTATCAGAGATTTGTTTCATTTCTTCATTTGTTCTACCTAATTGTTTTGCAACAAAACTCAATCTATCTCTATCTGGTGCACTAATAAATGTTTCGAAAGTACCGTCACTCATTGTTTTTAATTGAGTAATACCTCTGGTCATTTTAGATACTTTATCTATGATTTTATCAGGTTCGTTACGAACAGTATATAACCAATGGAAAGGATCGATTTTTGCGAATTCACCACCCATTATCTGTAGATTAGCACCCAATTCAATAACATTTTCTAATTTTCTAGTAGAATCGGCAATATCCAATGCACTTTCCATACTAACTCTGGTTTTTTCGGCATTGATTGCCATATCAGCAATCGATTTAGTGCCGTTTTGGAAAGTAAATGTATTTAATTTTCTAAAGTTATCATTAACATTTTTTAATACTTTAATTGTATTAATACCCATTCTTTCTGAAGTATCAACAATACCTTGAACATAATCCATAGTATTTTGAGCATTCAATCCCATATATGAAAACTGACCTGCCATTTTAGCTGCTTGTTCAACACCTAAACCAGTACCCTTACCTATTCTTTCGATAGCTATAAGAGCTTCTGAACTCATAATAGCAACTCTACCTGTTTCATCAGCAACACCCGTCATGATAGTCTTAACATCTTCAAGAGTACCGCCCATATGATATATCTGCTGTGCTGATCTTTCAAATGAGGTTCTCATCATCTCCGCATGAGAACCTGAAAGTCCTAATTGAAGATTAGTTTGACGTATAACCTTATCACTTTCATTAATATAATTAAAAACATTTTTAGTTAAATCCTTTATTACATTTAAAGTTCTTCTTTGTCTACTATATAAATTATTATGCTTTTCTAATTCAGTGGTTTTCTTCTTTAATTCTTCCCCAATTGCTTTTTCTGTAGTCTGTAAACCATCCAACTCATTTTGTTGGTCAGTAGTTATATTAGTTCCTAGAGCCAACAATGCATTAATAGCTTGTAGATTTGTAATCGCATCTAACTGTAATTTATTATATTGTTGTTGATTAGAAGTAATACCCTGACTAGATTCATTAAATATCTTAGTTAGTCTAACAAGTTCTTCTAATTCTTTTTTATTAAGGTTTGCCATTTAGGATATATTTCATATAAATAGTATAATAAAAAAAACCAAGCCTTTAATGACTTGGTTTTTCCTATCTATGCTTCCTTTCTTCATTTTCTTGAAGTTCTTGTATTTTTTCATTTTCTTTATTAAATAAATACAGGAAGTGTCTTCTTCTATAAATCGGTATATTCTCTATATAATTCGCATCAAAATTTGCATGTTTAATTAAGATATAAATTTCTTCATCCAATATCTTTTTATATTCACCCGCTAGATGCTTGGGAAAAAAAAATCAAGACCGATTGTTAAGTTTGCTTTGAATTTATATCCATCAGCAGTTTCGAATTCATACCCCATATCAACATCAGGAGAAACATCTAAAATCTTTTTACGAATAGTTAGTGCATCTAGTGCTGGCATAGCATCTATAAACCTATCAATATATGAACGATTAGTGTTACCATCAATAGAAACGACATGTGATTTTAATTTCATAGTATTATATTCACTAAATTCTTGAGTATACGCCTCTTTTAATTGCTCAGACTTCTCAAATAATGCCTTTTCCTCACCACTAGTAAGTAATTTTAATTTAACCACTTTCTTTCTCATTGGAAGTTCTACACCATATTGACCTAATTCGTCAGGCATTTCTTCCATTTCTTTGTATTGTAATTTAGTTAAATCAATGTTAGTTTTAAACTCCTTACCTGTCCGAGGATCAGTCACTAACACACTATAATCTGAACCATAACTTGAAGTTCTTAAAAATAAAATAATAGCATTCCTATCACCAGTTAATAAATCACCTACCTTAATACCACTACTCTTAATTTTTCTTTTAAGTAAAACATTAAGTACTTCACCATTTTCAATTAGTGAAGGTGTTGTTAATAAGTCTTCATCTTTAGATGTCATATATTCAACATTAACTTTATCAATCCCATGTTCATAGAATAGCCCCTTTGATGGCAAACCTATAACTTCGTATGATATCATTAAATCAGGATCGGTTTCTTTATTCAAAGTATCTTCATACTTCTGAAACGCATTTAAATTCTCATTCGAATTTGAACTGATTTGAGGTTTTTTAGTTTTATCTTGTATTTTCTGAATAGCATCTAAAACATTTTCTTTTTGTGGTGCATTATTGTCTTCTTTTCCCATTTTATAATTTTTTATAAATTTTTAGTAATTTAAAATAAATAGTTTTTATTTGAAAAAAATCAAGAAAATGTTAAAAAATACGTATTACCTAATATAATTTAATAATTACATGGCAAAAATGAAAAACTGCGAAGAAAATTTGAACGAAGTATTAGATTCTAATATTGATGATATCGGTGAAATTAAGAAATCGATTCAAGGATTAGTTAGAAGTGATATAAAGTTGATTGGCAAGAATGAGAGTCAGAAGAGATTGATTAGATCAATAAAAAGTAATGAAATCACTATATGTGCTGGACGTCCGGGAACGGGCAAGACCTTTGTTTCATTAGCTTATGCTTTATCATTATTAAGAAAAAATACGAATAAGTATAAGACAATTTATCTCGTTAAATCAGTTACAACACTTAAAGGAGAGGAATTAGGTTTTTTAAAGGGAGATATGAAGGATAAGATAGAACCATTTATGTGGAGTTTTTACATTAATATGGAAAAAATTATTAATACTACATCGGTTCAAGCATTGGTTAATGAAAATATTGTTAAACCCTTTCCATTGGCATATATGAGAGACGCTAGTTTAGATAATTGTATTATAATAGCTGATGAAATGCAGAATGTTAGCATAGATAATGCTAAAACACTATTAACTCGTATTGGAACTGATTCTAAATTAATTTTACTTGGTGATGTTAATCAGATTGATATGAGAAGGAAAGAAGATAGTTCATTATCTAAATTAATTGATATGTTTATAGATGTTGAAAATATAGGTGCTGTTAAGATGGATGATAATGATATTAATGTTAGAAACCCTCTAATTTCAGTAATTGAGAATAAATTTAACGAAACGTTTAACGATAAAGAATAATGGAAAAAGTTTTAGTAGCATATATTAGTGTTGTCGGGATTCGAAGTGAGGATTTTGAGAGTTACATGAGTGAAGTAGCTAAAAGAATAACCCCTGAAGATTTTAAAGGTACTATTATTTTCATACCTACAAACGAACAGAATAGTAGAATTGAATGTATCGATCCGAAATATATAACAGAACAAAGCTTAATCCTACAAAACGAAGAGTTAATGAAGAGATTAAATTCAAATTTAGAAAATCAAATTAAAGAATATGAAAAAGATTAGAGTCGGTATAGACATAAATGAAATATTAAGAGCTAGGTGGATACAATTTGATCGATTTTATGCTCAAGAGTTTGGAGAAGACGATATTCCAGAACAACCATATGTATATAACTTATTTAGGGATTATGTATGGAAAGATGTGGAAGAAGAAGTTAAAGAATTAAAAGAACCAGAAGAGATGCCTGAAAATATTAATCCATTGGATTATGTTCTTGATGAAAAAGGTGAAGCACCTGCTGATGAATTCTTATTTAAACCATCTGAAACTGTTAAATTAACTGCAAAGGAAGTTTATAATCGATTCATGTATCAGGATTTTTTATTTGAAATTTTTGGTTCAGCACCATTAATGTATAAGAATATGGATGTTGATGTCAATAAATTTCTTTTAAAATATAAGGATCATGTAGAATTTATACTATTTTCAGAGGAAAACGAATTCAGCATAGCACCAACACTATTCTTTTTAAGTAAAATAAATTGTAGATTTAAAACTATTAAATTTGTTAATAAAAATATAGATATTTGGAAAGACGTTGATGTTTTAATAACGACTGATCCTGCCGTATTAACTTCAATTAAACCTAAAAGGAAGAAGATGATAAAGATTATCAGACCTTTTAATGAGTTGGTTAGAAATATTGAAATTAGTATGGAAGATACTCAACTTAACGAATTAACAAATAATAAGAAATTTGAAAAAATAATAAAATATAAAAATAAATAATTATGGGAGAAATAATAAAAATGGGGGTTGATAATAACCAAAAAGAAGCTGTAAGAAATGCAGAAGTAGAAAAGATTGAGAAAATTAAAACCTCATTAAATAATCTAACGAATAAAAAATCTAAATTTTTATTCACAATACCTGAAAGTGATAATCCTGCTGCAAGTATATATGAACTATATGCTCATGCAACAACAGTAAAAAAAATGGGTTATGAAGTAATAATCTTAACAGAAAAGAAAGAGTATGAAATTCCAAAATGGATAGAAAAGGGATTAACTGACATTAAACATGTTTCGATGGCAGAGAATACTATTAGTATTGCACCTGAAGATGTCATGGTAATAGCTGACGTATATTCTAATGTTATGGAACAAACTAAAGACATGCCATGTCAAAGAATTGGATTCCTACAATCACTTGATTATATGGTAAATGCATTAGTTCCCGGGACGGATTGGTCAAGTTTTGGCATTAAAGATATTATTACAACATCAGAAGAATTAAAAAATATTGTTAATGTATTCTATGGTGAGGGTAAATTTAATATTGGAACATATGATATAGGTATTCCAGAATATTTTAAGAAAACTGGTAAACCTAAGAAACCAATAATTTCAGTTATAGGAAGAAATGCAAACGAAATTTCTAAATTCGTTAAATTATTTTATAGTAAGTTTCCACAATATAGTTGGATAACCTTCGATCCTATGTTAACTAAAAGCAAGCCACCTCTACCTATGAGAAGAAAAGATTTTGCTGAAAGATTAGAACAGAATTTTGCTGCGGTTTGGATTGACAGAATTTCAAGTTTTGGTACATTTCCTTTGGAGTGTATGAAATCTGGTGTTCTTCCAATCTGTCTAAGACCTGATATTATGCCTGAGTATCTTATTAATAGAGAAAATAAGGAAGAAGTTAGTGTTGTTGAGAATGCAGGTTTATGGTCAAGTAATTTTTATGATCTACCTCTAATTTTAGGTGATGTTTTAGTTAAATTCTTAGATGATAGTATTGGCGATAACATATATGATACTATGGATGCTGTGTCAGCTAAATATAATCAAGAAAATTCTGAAAAAACTATTACTGAATACTATGACACTATACTAGCTAATAGAACAAAAATATTTAGCGGTATTATAGCTGAGAGTTTAGACGCACTTAAAAATAATGATGAAGAAAATAAAAATGATGAAAATGATGGAAAATAAAATATCGGTAATTATACCAGTACATGAATTTAACGATAAAGTTAAAACATATCTAAGTAATGCTATTCAAAGCGTTGTGAACCAAAAAACAGATAAGCCAGAGCTATATCTAGTTGTAACACCTGAAGTACAGAAAGAGATTATTGCTTTGGACTTGGTTAAAGATACAACTATTCTAGTAAATGAAGATAATTCTTCATATCAAGGTCAGGTAAATTATGCAGTTACTCAAATAAATACTGAATTCTTTACAGTACTAGAATTTGATGACGTATTAAGTACTACGTTCACTTTGAATGGACTACAACACATTAATTACTATACTGATGTAGATGCATTTTTAACCATGTTAGTTGAAGTGGATGGTGAAGACAAAGCTATGAAATTAACTAATGAAACTGTTTGGTCACAACAATTTGTTGGTGAGAATGGTGAAATGGGTTATTTAAACCCTAAAGCACTAAAAGATTATACTGACTTTAAATTGTCAGGTGCTTTAATCAGAAAATCGGAATTCATAAATATTGGCGGTTATAAAACTAATATCGAATTAAGTTTCATGTTAGAATTCTTAATGAGAATGCTAAACAATACGTGTAAAGTGTATATAATCCCTAAGATAGGATATAAACATCTTGCAACTAGAGAAGATAGTTTATTTAGTCATTACTTTAAGAATATGTCAATTCCTGAACGTAAATTCTGGTTCGATACTGCTTTAAATGAGAGTAATTTTTCATCTGATAGAGTGATAGATATGTCACAATTAGAAACGAAAAAAGAAAAATAAAAGAGATTAGTTTATATGTAACATAATGGGAAAAAAAAGAAAAACCATATTATATTTTGCGGAAAAGGAAGAACAGGCGGTAATTGATTATATTACTACAGAGTCTGCTAGTGAGAAAAATAGGATATATAAAGAAATTCTACTAGAACCATTTAGGACGATGACCCAATCTATTTTAAGACGATATCCAATACATATTGGAAATTATGACATTGAAGAGATAGAAGCTAATGCATTATCTCATCTTATTGAACATATGGTCGAATTTAAACCAAATACTATAACAAAGTCTGGCAACAAAACTAAAGCATTTAGTTATTGCCAGACTATTGTTAGAAATTATTATCGTGACCATAGTAAGAAAAGTTATAATGAAAAAACGTCAAACTTACCTTTTGATGATTATTACGATGAATTAAAAAACAATGAAAACATATCGTATGAAACAGAATATGAGGGGTTGAATAAGATGGAGATTCTAATTAATAAGGTAGTGGATGGTATTGAAGAGAAAATAGATGGTGACTCAACATTAAAGAAAAATGAAATTATTGTTGGCGAAGCAATTATTAATGTTTTAAAAAATTGGCACTTACTTTTTCAAGAAGACAGTCCTAAAGGAAAATACGATAAAAAGATCACAAATAAGTATGCAAAATATAAAATATTATTATTCTTAAAAGAACAAAGTAATCTTTCAACTAAGGAAATTAGATTATCGATGAAACCGTTTAAAGAAATATATTACCTAAAAAAATTAGATTTTATAGAAAACTTCTAGGAAAGTATTTATAATAAAGAATAATATTATGGCAAGACCACAAAGACATAAAATCAAATTTGATGAGGATAGTGTAAACGATTTATTACAGGAAATTTATAATGATTCTCACAATATTAAAGCTAGAATTGGAAGATTATTCAGTAAATGGGAAGCTAAAGTTAAAGAAGGTGGTGAGATTCAAGCACTTGGTGATCAAATAGTAAAACTTATTTCTGCTGAAGCTAAAAATCAGGATCAGAAAATAATGTTATTGAAGTATCTGAAAGAAGTAGTTTTTAAAGATAAAGCTCAGAACGTTAGTATTGGTGAAACTGCAACAAGTGATGAAATCTCAACAGAAAGAAGAAATGAATTAATTCAAATGGTTCATGACGAGAACAAAAAGAAATAAGTAAAAATGGGATTATTGAATGATAAACGTAGTATTTATACGACTATCGGTGCATATACTGCCTTTATTGAGCAGAATCAGCTACCGAAGTTAACTGATCTATACCCATCAATTAATAATAAAAAAGACGTTATTCCATTCTTATTAGATACTTTAAAAATCGTTGCTGGAACTGAAGCATTAAAGGAATTAATGGGTAAGACATTTACTGAATTATTGGGAACTGTTGAAACTGGAATGAAAACTGGTTTAAAAAAACAATTCACACAATATAATTCTAGTTTTACATTAAGTCCTAACTTTAGTTCGACTAATCCTATAGTAGTAGATGTTAGTAGTATAGACCCTAAAGGTAAATTGAAAATTAGTCCTTCTTCATCTGAAGGTAGTTTATTATTTGATACAATTACAGATAATTTCGATACTAAAGCATATGAAGCGATTCTAAATTCTGGAACTGATACAACATTTGCAGACGGTAATATAATTATAAATTATATAGCATCAAATGATACTATCAGCATCAAACCTCAATCGGATGGGACAATAGGGGATTTCTTTAGTGATTATATTGATAATGTTAGTTTTATTAATACTAATGAATTAACAACATATATTATTGATAAATTATTTGGAACATTATCTAGTTCAATAAATAAGACATCTAATGAAATATTCGATGACTTAAAATTAGATAAAATATTAGATCAGATAAAAAATCAAGATGCTGATCCATTAACTATTAAAAATATCGACCTTTTTGATTTAGAAAATAAAGCTAGAGAAATCGCTAGTGGTGTTACCTATAATAATCTAGGTTGTGGTAAGTTAGAATCTACTTTAACTGTTAGTGGGTTAACTAGTTTAGTTTCAGATATTTCTGGGTCAACAGATTTTAATTATATAGGAAATAGACTTGAAGAAACATTAGATAGTAGTATTAGTTCTGACCATGATGAAGTTTTAACTGCAAACAAGGCAACTATTAATGATAATTTTTTTCAAAAACTCATTGATAGCTTAATTAATGAGGTGATAAAAACATTTATTAGTTCACCACAAGTTAGAATGTTATTTAGTGTTATGAGTGCGTTACAAAATGAGGGTACTGTACTTTTAACTAATATTTTAAACGATATAGAATCATTATTAGTTACAATTAAATGTCTTATTAAAGATTTAGAAAAAATTATTGCTGAATATATATTTAATTTAGTTTTAGCATATTTAACTAAATTAATTGCACCAATAATTGAAAAAATAGTAAGAGAAAAAATAATGCAATATGTTGAGATGATGAAAAGCTTAACACCAGCGGGAAAATTAATATAAAATGGATTATAGTAACATAGACGATATTATTTCAGGATTTGGGAAGGTTTTAAATCTTTCATCGGTTTCACCACCGCCACCAGTTCCATCGCCATTAATATTAACTGGTGTTCCAACAAGAACTGGTCTATCTCCAACTAAAATCGCATCTAAGATAATTGCGAGGAAAGCTGAAGCTGGATTATTAGTTGGTGTATTACCTTCTGGTGAGGTGAGTCCAGATGAGATGATGGAAATTATAAGAATTGAAGAAATTGTTAAAGCATTGCAGCAAGAAGCAATAATTACGGTAGCTATACCGCCCGGGACGAGTCTAACAGCAGCAGGAGCATCTCCAGCAGGACCTGTATCTGTCGCTGGTGCAACTATCACATTAACAAAGGGATATGGAGTAATACAATAATGATGGATTTAACAAAACATACAACGACTAAATTATTAAAACTAATTAATGATACTAAAACAAACCATGAAAATTTGAAGATGAAGGTTAGTATCTTATTGAATGAAATTGAAAAAACAGAATCAGAAATTAACGATAATTTAACAAAAATTGAAGAAGTTGAGAATGTTTATGTGAAATTAATAGAAGAATATACTAAACGAAATGGATAAATCATTACTTAACACATCGAACCCCTATAAGAGTAGTAATCTGAATAGTGCTTTTAATCAGAATGTTCTTTTTGCTGAAGTTATTTCTATTAGCGACCAAACCGAAGGTGGTAGAATTAAAGTTAGGATTAACGGTATTGATAATCGCATTACCGATGATAAGTTAGTTTGGTGTTATCCTTTATTACCTAAATTCTTTCACGTATATCCAGAAGTGGGTGAAATGGTTAGAATTCTCTTTGAAGATAACGATTACCCTCAAAGGGGAAGACTATGGCTTGGAAGCGTTATATCTCAATTACAAAAAGTGGGTTATGATTCATTATATACTGCGCTTTCAACAACAGAATATAAATTAATAAGTCCAGAACCTGCAATTAGTACATATCTAGATGCTGATGGTGTTTTTCCTTCAAGAGAAGATATTGGGATTATTGGAAAAATAAACACAGATATTATTTTAAAGGTAAATGAAGTACATATTCGTGCAGGTAAACATGAAAATGATAATGTTTTAAAACTAAATACTAAAAACCCCGCACAAATAAGTTTAGTATATGATGCTATTCCAGATAGTAGTGAATTTGAAAGTAGGGACATTATAATGGGAGATAAGATTGCATTAATATCACATACTGGAATACCTAAATTTAAGGCAGCACGATTAGAAAAAGAAGATAGGGATAGAATATTCAATGAAGCACATCCAATCGCAAGAGGTGATGTTTTAGTTGAAGCGTTGAATCTCATAAGAAATGCTCTTATAGGTCATATTCATGGTTATAGTAATAAGCCAGCAGACAAGAACGATATTATAAACCAATTAGAGAAAATGAACTTAGAATCGATATTGCAAAAGAATATTGTAGTGAATTAACTATAATATGTTAACTTTGTCCTTATGGATTTAGAAATTAAAATACCAACCGAATTTTTTACTGTTTTTAATAAGGTTACATATTTCGATGAACCACATAAATATTATATTAATGGTAGGGAATTAATATCAGTAACTACATTAATACATAAATACGCACCTGAGTTTGACGAGGCTTTTTGGTCTGAAAAGAAAGGTAAGGAATATAATAGAAACCCTAAAGAGATATTAATGCTTTGGAAGTTCATAAATGAAAAGGGAACTATGAAGGGTTCTATTATTCACGATTATGCCGAATCATTATTTCTTAACAAAGTATTTGAATACCCTAAAGAAAAAATAATTAATCATTTCGGATTCGACCCAGTGCTCAAGGAATATGAAATAACGAAAAAACATGTAGATCGATTCTATAAGGATACTTTTAATAAATTAATACCTATTAAGACTGAACTTGTTGTTTGTGATGAAGAAAGTGGTATTGGTGGTATGGTAGATATGCTATTCTATAATGTAAAGGCTGGAGAATTTCAGATTTGGGATTGGAAAACGAATAAGAAATTCACAAATAAATCTAAAGAAGGTTATAAGTTAAAAGGCGCTTTATCTAATCTAGATGATTGTGATTTAGAGATTTACAGCCTTCAATTAGAATTATATAAATATATTATAGAAAAATATATCCCAATTAAATTAGGTAGGTCTTATTTAACTTGGTTTTCACACAATAATGATAACTATAAAGTAATTCGAACTGAAGATAGAAGTAAGGAAGTGAAAAAAATGTTATTTAAACATAGTATTATGTAATAAAAATGCCTTAACGTTTCTTTACACATTAAGGCATTTTTGAAGTCCAATAAAAATTAAATATTAAGTATACATCTCCAAGGTTGGAGTTCTAAAGTGACATTCGTTAATTCATCATTACCATAATCATTTTCATCAAAATCAATTGATGTGATCATACATTGCTCTAAGAACCATTTTTCTACTTCAACACCTGATGGGTCTAAAGATTTTAATATAATATTTTTCTTATAACCTGCTGCATATCCCATACGTCCTGTAAGTGATTCAGCATGTAAACGTACCCACTCCATAAGTTGTTGTGACGTTGAAGGTCCTATCGGATCAAGGAAGGTAACGCTTATAGTATCCCAAGTATATCTACCAGCCACATAATTCTGTTCGTTCATGAACGGAATAGCAACTGAATTTATTTTCATTGATGGTCTTTTAAATTTTTGTACTTTCCAAACTTCAATACCTAACTCATTTGCAAATTCAGCAAAGAATCTATTTATTCGTTTCGGTTCGTATTCGAAAGGTATTCCTCTTATCATTTCTCCTGCCATATCTTTTAGTTTTTAATTCGTTGTTATTTTTGTTTCTTATAAATACTAACTAATTTGAAAAGTTTGTATAAAAAAAAATGATGTCTAAATTCGAGTAGACATCATTTTTTCTATTATTTACCGTTTGCTTATAAACTCACGTCATCAAATGAAGCACCTGTTGGTGTGACTGTGAAAGTTATACCAATAAATTCAAGTGAACGTGTTGGCTTTAAGAATATTTCACCGTAAAGCTCATTTCTATCTCTCGTTTCAGTAGTATTATTACTTTCGTCCATTTTAATTCTAAAATCATACAAACCTCTTTCTCTCTTAATCGTATCAAGAACTGGTGTTGCTTGAGATAAGAATTGATCGATTGTTGTTTGATCATTCTGTTCGAATAATAATCTAGTTGCAATGTTTGAAATTAAAACTTTAATTTGTAGTAATAATCTACGAACATTAATCCTATTTAGAGCACTTTCGTTATATTGTAGTGTCTTCTGACCAAAGATTGCAGTACCTACATCAGGAAAATCAACCATAGGGTTAATACGACCATCATATAGAACATCACGAGAATCTAATGACAACTTATACTTAGATTTAATTGCGTTGGTTACACCACGATTAAGACCTGCTGGTGCGTACCAAGGAAATTTAGTATTGTCAGTATATGCCATCGCTCTTACCACTTCACCTGTTGGTGGAAGGTAAATATTAACGCCATTTTGCGTATCTTTAATCTGAACATATGGGAAGTAAGTACAAGCATAGCTTGAATCGACTGAAGCAGTATCTAATAAATCAACTATGTCTTCAGATGCGATATAATCAGCTTTACCTCCATCACCAATTGTTTGTGCTATTGTAACATCAGGAGAATCGATAACATATAATGTATCTGTACGTTCACCCTCAATCATATCAATAGTATCTAAAACTAAAGTATTTTGATCACTCCAATTAATCGCTGGAGTTGCAAAAACATTAATCGTTACTTCTTCAGGATTTGAGAAAGTATCAATTGCTGTTTGCCATGCCTGATAATCATTATTTGGAGTTACATTTGGTTCAACACCATCCCAGATTGCATTTTGTGCATATGAATTACCATATGTACGTTCGGTTCTATTAACATCCCAACCATCAAATCCACGACTAGGAACTAATGTGAACTTTCTTGCAGTAATTGAATAATATGGTGATGTTGAATCAGCAACATCGGTACTTGTTTGAAATTGTGCCGTACCCACGTCAAAACCATAACCATTCGATGACATATAAAGTGCACCACTATCCATATGATAACCATTCGTTAAAACATGGCTTCCAGTTGCTAGTTGACCATTAAAGTTGAAAAAGTTCTGATTAGTTCCAGTACCAAAAGTAGTTGCACCATCATAACCTCTTTCTGACACACCCAAGTATGTTTTATTTAATTTATCAGTTAAATCATAATCGGTTTTGTAGTAAATTTTAGGTGCAATACCTGTAGTTGTTACACCAGTAGTGAAGTTATTAAATAAATACCCCTCAAACCCCGCAGGGAAATCACCAACTTCGATATTACTAGATAATTCAAGCATAATATATTCACTTCTTAGCGTATATTCGCCATCACTAGTACCGATTCTATTTGCAATGTAATTATTATTGCCTTCGATCAGACTACATCTAGTAAAACTTTCTAGAATTGAAATACTAGCATCAGTATCATTAAAATCTCTGATTATAACATCAAATTCTAATGATGCAGGGTTAATATTAAGAATACTAATCTTAATTTCTTTATTTGCAGAATCACCATCACTAATGCTAATAAACTTAAATAAAGTATTGACCTTATTACCTTTTATTTGTGAAACAACCCAAGGAGTTTCTGGCGTTTTAAATTGTGTCGTATAATCACTAAACACATTTCCATCGATAATTTCATCAGATTCGATAATTGTACTTGATATACCATATGCGTATGGTGAAACTCCTGAAATACCGTAAACTGTAAGACCAGTAGTAGCAGCATAACTAGCATAATTAGCACCATCACTATCTAATTTTTTAATTAAATCAGGATAGATTGCTTCAACCCAAATCATAGTATCTTTACCTTTAGGTTTTGAACCCAAAACATTTGGCATATAACTACTAGAACTTAAATTAACGGAAACAACATAATCTTCAGTTACTAGATCATCATTTGAATCTAAACCACTTGATGTTAATTGAAATTCTCCAAAAATGTCACCAACATCTGTCATTGTATTGTTATTTGATATTGTGATTCCTGTCGTATCGAAACTGGTTATTGATGATGAATCAACTACGTCAGCAACAGTTGCACGACTTCTTATAATACCAACAACCATGTTTTTATAATCAGCTGTATACTCACTACCTGTAAATGTGGTTGTAACACCACTAACAGTACCAATTCCAGTACTAGTTGAATAAGTAATACATTCAAATGTTGTTGATTCACCATTGAATGCAGTTCCTGTTTTAGCGAAACCACTAAATGTTGTACCAGTAGCACCTACTGCCGATAATGTAACACCTGAAAAACTATCAGTGAAACCACTACTAGCAAATTCAGTTGAACTTCCTGAAGCTACTGTTGAAGGGTCTACTCCCGTTTCTAATGCTAATGCCCATACTTTACCAGCATTATAACCACTCAAACCTAATACTCTAGTAACCCAAAGTTGATTAGATTCTTCTAAATATGAGTTAGCTACAAAAGGTAATTGATATTTTAATTTACCACTAGTAAATTTTTCCACACTTTGATAACCAAACTTACTTGCAAATTCTCCCTTATCCTCAACGTAAACAGGCTCAAATGCAGGTCCTTTCATAGTTTCGCCAACTAGACCAAGTGTCGTCACGCCAACATTTCTTGTTACGAACGATAGGTCTTTTTCTTTAAATTTCACTCCCGGTGAAGTAAATACGAATTCTGCCATTTTTTTTAATTTTAATTTATATTATCTATTATTTTTATCATTAACTATTTTGTTAATTCTCTAAAAATAAATACTAAAAAATAATGCAAAAGTCGTTTTGTTGAAGCAGGTTAAGGTTTTATGGAAACCTAAATTTCATTAAATTTATAATTTTATAACCCATAATTTCCTAAATTCATGAAAAATTACCTTAAATTTCCGAAAATTACCCTAAAATTTCATTAAATTTATTTTACATTTTATTTAAATTATATTATAAAGCCCATATAATATAGTATAACATGATTTTATAATCTAAGTATTTATTGATAAAGAATAGATTAATGAATAATTCACAACAAGTTTATTTCGAAACTGGTTCAACATCAAGTACTGGGTTTAAGGTTAAACTAGAACAAAATATCGATACTTTAGAAATGTTAACGCTTAACATTAACAACGATGATCTATATAGGTCATTTAATGCTGATTATGGGGTGTTAGTGGGGAGAGTAATTGCTAATAATGGAGTTGGAGTTCCTAACGCTAAACTAAGTCTATTTATTCCTATTGATGATGAAGATAAAGATAATGGTGAGATAACCAGTATATATCCTTATACAACACCTAGAGATAAGAATAATGATGATAAACGTTATAACCTACTTCCTAGAGTTGCTAAGATTAATCCAATAACAGGAAAGAAAGAACCACCACAACCATTTGGTTCGTTTCCAATTAAAGAAGAAGTTTTAACTAATGATTTATATCGTGAAGTTTATAAGAAATACTATAAATATACTGCAACATCTAATAATAATGGTGATTATATGTTCTTTGGAATACCAATTGGTGTTCAAACAATACATTTAAGCGTAGATATTACTGATATTGGTAAATATAGTATGACACCCGCAGGAATGGTTACGAATTTAGGCTATTCTGAAAATTTATTTAGAGATAATAACTCTAAAATAAAAGAAAGTAAAGATTTAGACGATCTACCTAATATTGAAACACAAGAATTAAGTGTTGATATTATACCGTTTTGGGGTGATGATAATTACTATGAAATTGGTATAAACAGACAAGATTTCAGAATTAGAGCTAAGTTAGAAAATCAATTTGTTTTATTTGGTAGTAGTTTTACCGATGGTGGTGATAGTATGTGGGGAAATAATGACCCCGCAGTTATAAATGCTGCAAAAATAAGTGACTTTTATAATGCTAGAACAGCCCCATCAACACAAACAGGTACATCAACACAAAGTGATTCAATATCTATTGCAACTAAAAGAACAGCCAATATAATAGAAAAAATTTATTATTACCCTAATAAAATTTCAGATGAAGATATAAATACTGGTAATGTTGAAGAGAATGGTACTGATATGTTAGTTTTGGAAAAAAGTGAATATTCGAAATATTATAGAAATGGTGATTTTGTTATTATTGTTAATTGTAATAGAAACAAAATTTTTATTAATGATTCAGGACGAGAAATTTCAGTCCCTAACGATTCAAAAGAAGGTATTTTTACTAAATTTAGAGGGTTTGTTACTTTGGAATATGCTGATGACAATCCTGAAATGAATTTTACTGAAATTTTGGAAAGGGTGACGCTCCTAGCTAAAGATATTATAATAAAACCTTTCAGACCTAAATTTAAATTTCCACAATATGCATTATCTGGTGCTACATTTGGTATTGGGATTCGTAATCCTACATTTACTAGTGATTGGAATCTTATACATAAAAATTTTGAAGCAGGTAAATTATATAGTTTTGCTAGATTTCACCCAACAACATTCAATTCCGAAACTAGCGATAATGCTCAAGTCTATAATTACAATTTTGTTGAGCCAAGTACCTTTAAGGGTGGTTTGTATAATAGAACAATACCAAATAAAATAACGGGAAGTCATTCAACAATGGACGGTGTTGAGAATTTAGCTATTAATTCATTTAAAAATATCGGCATGATTGCTTCTTCTGGTGATAGTGTTCAAGATTATAATCTATATGAATTTCCGTATAATACTGGAAAAACTGACACTGATATGGGTGGTATTATTGTGGTAAATAATAATTATTTTGGAGTGAACTGGTTAAATTGTTCAATATATTTTCCACAATTATCTTACGTTATTAGTGATCACGATAACGGTTTAAAGAACATTGTGAATGCTGATCATTTCTCACCACAATATCTAAATTTTGGTAGGTCAGTAGATAATAAATATCACACCAACGACAATACTCAATTAATTGGTGATAGTCAATTTAATACGAAATTCTTCGCAAGATCAGATTTACATTTCACCGATATTATTGAAATATCTAGAGAAGATATTACCACGATAAATAATTTCAATAAAAAGGGATTTAATAGTAGTGAATTAACTTTAACAGGTTCACACTATCGTAATGCGTCTTATGTACCTGATGATTGGAGAATAACGAATCCTTGCCCTATATTTCAAGATGGAGATGTTGGTATTGGTTCAGATACTTATTTTTATAAAGGTTTTAAAGGATCGGATTGCTTCCAATTTTTAAAAGACTTGAATATTGTTTAATACTATTTATATATAATGGATAAACAAACTAAAATATTAATCAATAGTTCTAAAAACGTTAATTCAGTAAATGCTGATTCATACGATAGGATAGAAATATTAAATACTAGTGCTGAAATCAATGAATTTGATATTAGGAATGTAATTAATACCCAAGAAATATTCCAAGCTGAAAGAAATGCCAATCCCATCTATAGAATATATGGCAAGATCGAATATTTGTCATTATTGAATGGATTAACAAATGATTATTCAGAATTAAGCGATTTCTTTAACCCTCAAAGTGGTGATTGTAAAACATTATTAAATAGTTTCGACTTCTACCTAGTTAAACCCTCAACGGGTTATACTGAAGTAGTAAGTACTGGTGATTATATTAGAACATTTGAAGTCGTAGCAACCCCAGACGATATTGAATTTGCTAATGCTGGATTTTCAAATAATGTATATGATGAACAAACATATACGTTTCACGTTACTAGAGATATTGATTTAACATATGATAGGGATGAGTTTAATTTTCCAATAACATCACTATATTTATATGCTCAATATAAAAATGCTAGTGATCCTACGGAAAGTTATAAGATAAAATCGTGGATAGGTGATAGTTACACAGCCATGACATCAATTGGTAATTTTCATGATTTCGTAATTGGTGATATGATATATCTTACGTTAGCAACTATTGGAACTAGAAGTGTATCAGATATTATTGAATATGATAAGGCTCAGTTTACACAAGATGTAGTTTCAGATGAAAAATTTAATATTGTAACACCATATGGAGCAAAGAGTCTATATTGGGAATATAACCCCCTAATATCCTTAGATTTAAGGTATTTTAGCTCGAATTTAGATCATGTCAACTCTGGCGGTACATCATATGATTTAATTCAATCAATTCCTGATTATGCAACCAATTATCCTATAGGTACTGAAAATTATCTATGGAGAGATATTACAGCGGAAGGATATACTGATCCAGTTAGTGAAGAAGGTAATGATTTGCCTTTTATGAATATGAGAAGATATTTCTTCACCAATATAGTGCTTGATATTGCACCAGACCTAACAAATACTAACACGGAAGAGGTGTTTAGAGAGGTAGCGTTTGCATTAAGTGCAATAACCGACACTTTCTTACCAATAAGTGACATTAATAAAATCAATAGTCCATGTCAATAAGAAAAGAAAGATTAGAATATAATGGTCAAGATTTAAAGTTAAAAATTACTTTAAATAGTGTAGGTAAAGTGGCTGGTTATCAACAAGAAATAAATAATATTAGTAATGAAATAGCTATTGAGAATATTAATGCTGTTAGAGATACTGAGAAAAGAAAATTTAATCTAAATGAAGATTTTATTTTCATATATTTTTACTTCACTACTGGTGATACCACATCATATACTGGCGCAACATTTACTGATTATGAAATATCGGCACAAACTTCGAATTTTAGAAATAGTTTTTATGTTTTAGATTTTTACGATAGCTATGACCCAAATAAACAGAATAAAATATTTAGCACTTACCTTACTAAACTTGAAGATAGTACGGTTTATCCGATAAGATCATCACATACAAAAGAACTTTATTATTGGTATATACCGCAGTGGTATGTTGACGAAAATAGTGGTACTACTACTGGTTACACTAAATTTAGCTTTTTCAATGCAAAAACTGGTGAATTATCTCAATTTATGAACGATACGATATATGATTCAGCATTGAGTGCTAGTACGAAATTAATGTATTTTAAAACCGAAATAGATATTGATAATAAAACTTGGGGTTTAAGGGAGGGTTTCGCCAGCAATACTTTTCATGCTAGAACATTAGTTAATACTAATTATAACGATAGAATCAATAATGCTGTAGATAAATCAGATAATAAATTACAAGTATTTCCTACTGGAGATACTTATCTATATACTACTAATACATATAGCGGTACTACTCAATAGAAACACCAATACCTGATTTTCTCATTGTCTTAGCAATTTCGAAATCATTTTCGTCTTGAATAAATCCCATGAGCTTAATTGTGTATTTAGATACAAAAAATCTATCACCATCAACATTCTCAATTGGGTTTGATTCTGTAAACCCTTCAAATGATAATGGCATTGGATTACCATTGACGAAGATATAGTCTTGCTTAGATGCAAAATTTTTCAATACCTTTTCATCATACTTATTAACATCTACACGATATTTAGTAAATAATGATATTTCAAATGTTAAATCAACATTTATAGGTTCAGGCATTTTAAATAATAAGTATATAACCTCACCTTTATCTAATATAGGTACTTCAGTATATCTAAATTTTCTTAATTGAGGAACTAAATATTTTTTTCCTAGTCTCGTACCTTCACCCTTATCTGTTCTTCTAACCGTAATATAGGGACTGACTACGTTATTATCGTCATCAGTAAACTTCCAAGTTTTACTGAATTCACCCCAACGATCATTATCCATATAATATGTAGGTACTTTTTCATTATCTATGATAATCTTCATATTATATTCGTTAACATACTTAAATAATCCTCTATCTAAATCCTCAAGTCTTACACTACGAGGTAGATATTTCGTTTTACTATCAGTTTTTCTCATCAACTCTTCAATTCTATCAAACCCATATTTCAGATATTCAGTACCCACATTAGGCGGGTTAGTGTCGATAAGTATTTTTCTTTTCTTAGGAAGTGACATATATAATATTTTTAATCAATTATAAATACTTGGATCATAAATTTAATATTTCTATATTTGTGAGATAAAATGTTTTAACATGCTAGTAGAACGTAATGAATTTAAAAATGAAGATGATTCGATAGGGTATATTGAAGCCGTTTACAGTTCTGGCAATATTCTAAAGACAATCTACTTCATAGCACAGAATCGCTTGTATATAAGCTTTAAGAGAGGTAATACCTATTCTTATAGTAATGTCACACCTGAAATGTATGGTGAGTTCGAGAATGGTGAGTCGCAAGGCAAGTATTTCCATAAAGTCATAAGTAAAGACCCTGACAAATATCCATATCGTCACGAATTCGATTTAATGAAATTGGAACTTGAAGAAATTGTTAATATAATTGAAAGTAAAAAAGATGAAAACGATTGATGATTATAATAGTCTAATTAGATTATTAAGTGATATATTAAAATTCTACGCTAACAAAGATAATTACGTTAGCGGTCTTATAAAAGCAGATGGTGGATTTCAAGCTAAATTCGCTTTAGATAAGATTGAGGGTTTTAATGAGATGGAAGAAAACATCCTAAAAGAAATCAATGATCACCCAGAATTCGGAATGGATGAACAAGATAGTATTGAAGTTTTAGAAATATTAAAGAATTTAAAAAATCTAAACAATTTAAATAGTATGAATAATGATAGCGTATAAATTAGTTAGAAAACTTAAAAATGGTGAGCTTTCACCTCTTTTCATTAATAAGAAGTTAAGATTAGTAATGAATAAATTATATGCTGCTGAATCACACCCAACTAAGGGATTCAAATATAGAAAGGGATGGCATTGTTGTTTAAAACCCCTTGCACCACATTTAACTATAAAGGATAGGGTTTGGGTTGAAGTTGAAATAGAAGAGAGATCATCCACATATTATTCAAGACCTGAATCACAAGGAGGTAAGTGGGTTTTAGCTGAATATATGATAATTAAACGAGAATTAACTGACTCTGAAGTAGAAAATATAAATAATAATATATGAGCATACCAAAAATCAAGTTTAAAAAATTAAGTCCTGACGCTAAAATACCAGTAAGGGCACACGAAACTGATGCGGGTTTCGATTTTTATTGCACTGAAATCGTAGTAAAAGAAAAATATTTAGCATATCATACAGGAATTGCTGTTGAAATGCCATCACGTTTTGTAGGATTAGCATTTCCGAGAAGTTCTGTCATTAAAATAGATATGATGTTAAAGAATTCCGTTGGAGTTATCGACCCTTCGTATCGTGGAGAAATTATCTTTATGTATAATAAGTTAGGTGATGAAATTTTTAGGGTTGGAGATAGAATAGGTCAATTAGTGTTCTTAAATCTACCTAAAGTTGATGCAGTAGAAGAATTGGGTGAGTTATCTAAAACTAAAAGAGGTACTGGCGGTTTTGG